GTCCTAAACCTAGTCCTAAAGGTGCTGGCGGCATTATGGGCGGTCCAAAGCCTATGACAGGCGGTCCAATGCCCCCTAGAAAGAAAAAACGTGGCCCGATGGGTATGGGTCAAGATAGAGGCGGTGCTATGCCTATGATGAAAAAAGGCGGTAAAGTTCGCGGTTGTGGCATGGCTCGTGGCGGTTCAGTCCGTAAGTGTAAAATGGTCAAGATGAAGGGCGCATAGTGCGTAGCTACTATAAAAAAAGTGGATGTGGGTGCGGGTACAAAAAAGGCGGAAGCGTCAAGGACTCGTGCTATAAGAAGGTAAAGGCCAGCTACAAGGTCTTCCCTTCCGCATACGCATCAGGTGCTATTGCTAAATGCCGGAAGAAAAAGGCTGGTAAGTAATGCGTACGTACTACAAGTCTGGTGGTAAAATACGTAAGACAGCCAAAGGAGCAGCATTAAAACGCTGGTTTAAAGAGGACTGGAAAGACGTTAGCACTGGAAAGGCTTGTGGTAGGAAGAAAGGAGATGGGCGAGGAACCCCCTACTGCCGACCTTCTAAACGAGTTTCTTCTAAGACTCCTAAGACTTCTGGTGAGATGTCTAGCTCTGAGAAGAGTAAGAAGGTAGCGGAAAAGAAACGCTTGGGACAACCTGCGGGTAAGCCGCGTAGAGTATCCCCAGCCAAACGTAAGGGGAAAAAGTGATGGAGATTTTTCAGAACGGTAGGTTCTCAACAGGAGGACCAGTATACCAAATAGGTGTTAAACAAGCTGATGACACCTACGACATTAAAGTTTACGACCTGATGACTAAAGCACAGGCCGAAGCTAAGCTCGTATCTATGGGTGTCAAATCTACACCTGCCAAAAAACCTAAGAAAGCAGCGACTCCTAAAGTTCCTGACTACTCGAACATGTCCAAAATACAACTTGAGAAACTTATGCGTAAGTACAATATCGAGTTGGATCGTCGTAAGAGTAAAGCAGCCCTTCTAAAAGAAGTTGACGCATTCTTTTCAGGAGAATGGGCAATCTCATGACAACATCAGGTACCACTACATTCAATATGGACTTCACGGAGATCGCTGAAGAAGCGTGGGAACGTGCGGGTCGCGAGTTGCGTTCAGGTTATGACCTACGCACTGCTCGTCGATCTATGAACTTAATGACAATTGAGTGGCAAAACCGTGGTATTAACATGTGGACAATAGAGCAAGGCTCTCTTGACCTCGTGCAAGGGCAGTCAACGTATGCCCTACCTGACGATACCATTGATTTGATGGAGCATCAGATACGTACAGGCGCAGGTAATACCTCGTTACAGTCTGATCTTACTATAAGTCGTATTAGTGTGAGCACTTACGCGTCTATCCCTAACAAGTTAACACAAGGTAGACCAGTACAAATTTTCATACACAGGAATAGCGGACAAACTTATCCTGTAGGAATTACACTAGCGGCTACAGCGTCGAGTACAGACACTACTATTACTTTAAGTGGTGTGTCTGATCTACCACCCGCAGGTTTTGTAAAGATTGAAGATGAAATAATAAATTACAGTAGCATTGACGGTAACATCTTACAAAACTGTTTTAGAGGGCAGCAAGGCACAACAGCCGTTGCACATACAGTGGGTGGCACTGCCATTCCCGTGTACTGGGAACAAGTCCCTGCGGCTACTGTATGGCCTATCCCTGATGGGACACAAAGCTACCAGCTTGTTTACTGGCGTATGCGTCGTATTGAAGACGCAGGTAGTGGTATACAAACCGCAGACATGAATTTTAGATTCTTCCCCTGTATGGTTGCAGGGCTAGCGTACTATATTGCCATGAAAGACCCAGAGCTTATTGAGCGTGTGGGCATGTTAAAACAGATTTATGATGAACAATTTGCCCTAGCTGCGCAAGAAGACCGTGAAAAAACTTCTGCGCGTTTTGTGCCTAAAATAGGCAGAATATAGTATGGGAGATAGGTTTGCATCCGCTAAGAAAGCCATCGCTTTATGCGACGTTTGTGGGTTTCAGTACAAACTTAAAGAGTTGCGTAACCTCGTTATTAAAGGGCGGGACACAGACATTAAAGCCTGTCCTGAGTGTTGGAATCCAAGCCAGCCGCAACTTAAACTAGGGGAATATCCTGTAGATGATCCGCAGGCCATACGAGACCCTAGGATAGATACGAGTATTGGTGAAGCTGGGCCGTATAGTAGTAGGGACATCCAATGGGGATGGAACCCAGTAGGCGGAGGACTTGATCCATTTGGGCTTAGCCCCAACTCGTTAGTTGGGACTAGCTATTTAGGGCAAGTTACCGTAAACATTACGTAGGAGTAGTAAAATGAATGTATTTGGGATGAAAAAAGTTAAGGTCGAAAAGGACAAAGGTGTGTACCCATGTAAACACGCACCAAAGCCTAATATGACTGGCGTTAAAACTACGGGGGTAAAAATCCGTGGTACAGGTGCGGCTACAAAAGGAACTATGGCTCGCGGGCCAATGGGGTAAACTATGAACTATAGCGAGTTAAAAACAAATATTGAGAACATCACTGAGAACTCTTTCACTGATGAACAGCTCGCTATGTTTACTGAACAAGCCGAACAGAAGATATATAACACTGTTCAAATTCCTGCCCTACGTAGAAACGTAACAGGAACACTTAGTTCAGGAAACAAATACCTTGGTGCGCCTACAGATTTCCTGTGGAGCTATTCACTAGCGGTTGTTGATAGTGCTGGAGACTACCATTACTTACTCAATAAAGATGTAAATTTTGTTAGGGAAGCGTACCCTAGTGCTTCGTCACAAGGATTACCAAAACATTACGCATATTTTGATGATGATTCGTTTCTCTTAGGGCCTACCCCTGATGGCGCTTATACAATGGAATTACATTATGGGTATTACCCCGAGTCAATTGTTACAGCGGGTACTACATGGTTAGGTGATGAGTTTGATTCAGCGTTACTTAATGGGGCATTGATCGAGGCAATACGCTTTATGAAAGGCGAGCCTGATCTAGTGCAGTTTTATGAACGTTTATATGTTCAATCGCTAAAACTGCTTAAAACTTTGGGTGATGGTAAACTTCGTGAAGATACGTATCGCTCTGGGCAGTTTAGAATGAAAGTAGAATAGGAGATAAGAAATGGCAATATCACAAGCAATGGTAACTTCATTCAAGAAAGCACTTCTTGATGGAGAAATGGACTTTAGTTCCAATACGTCTCAGACGTTTAAGATCGCACTGTTTACCTCATCCGCAACATTGGGTGCAACGACAACAGCGTATAGTACAACAAACGAAGTATCCGGTACGGGTTATACAGCGGGTGGTAACACGTTAACTGTTGTAGCTCCCACAACGTCTGGCACTACGGCGTTCCTAGATTTTGCGGACACTACGTGGGCTACCGCAACAATTACTGCTCGCGGGGCGTTAATTTACCAATCAGGCGGGACTAATCCTGCTGTTGCGGTTCTTGATTTTGGAGCTGATAAGACATCAACAGCGGGTGATTTTACAATTCAATTCCCTACTGCTGATGCGTCTAACGCCATCATACGAATAGCGTGATGACTGATGGCTGATGTACTTGTAACCTATGGAGGTTGGTCTGCTGGTGGGTGGGGCAGTACCGCGTGGGGTACGGATGTACAGATGCCGTCAGCTACGGGTGCGGTTGGTACTGTATCTGTTAGCGGTGCCGCTACGGTTCAACCTGCTGGGCTTGAAGCTACAACAGCAATAGGTACAGTTAGTGTTGTTGCTGAAGCAAATATCTTCCCAACAGGAGTTGCAGCCACAGGAACATTAGGCACTGTAGTTGTTGATGCGGCAGCTAATGTAGCCGTTACAGGTGTTTCATGCACGTCTGCGTTAGGTAGCGTAGTTGTTGATGCGGGAGCGGTAGTTCAACCCTCTGGACTAGAAGCAACAACAGCGTTAGGAACAGTAGCAATTTCCGCAGATGCTAACGTAGCGGTAACTGGTAATGTAGGAACAAGTGCACTTGGCAGTGTAATTGTAAGCGCAGGAGCAATTGTCTCCCCCGCAGGTTTATCCGCTACAGGCGGTTTAGGTTCGGTAACTGTTGTTGCTGAAGCGAATATCTACCCCGTTGGGGTAAGCGCTACAAGTGCTTTAGGCACAGTCTCCATAGTAGGAGACGCAAACGTCGCAGCATCTGGGCTTGCAGTCACAGGTTCTATTGGAACTGTCTCTATAAGTTTGGGTATTGTAGAAAATGTAACAGGAGTCTACGGACAAACACAACTCGGTAATGTAATAGTTGCAGCTAACTCAGATGTAGCTGTAACAGGTGTAAATGCAGCAGGCGCGGTAGGTACAGTATTTGTTTGGGGAGACATAAATGATAACCAAAACCCCAATTGGCAAAATATTGCTGGCGCACAAGCACCAACTTGGGGTAATGTTTCAACAGGACAGACTCCTAATTGGCAAGATATAGCCGCGTGAGGATTAAAAGATGACAACACAGTACACTTCGACACTTAAACTAGCCCTTCCTGTCCAAGGGGAACTCAGTGGTACATGGGGGGATGTTGTAAACGATAACATCACTTCTATGATTGAGCAGGCCATTGTCGGGCGTGCAGTCATTAACACGTGGTCGAGTAACTCCCATGTGCTGACTAGCGCTGATGGTACAACCTCTGAATCGCGTTGTGCGATGCTAGAGTTCACCGATACAGGATCAAATCTTACTGGGGCAGCGACTGTTGTATGTCCTACAGCCGCCAAAATTTATATTGCTAAGAATGCTTCAGGGCAAGCCGCCACGCTTAAAACATCTGGCGGTTCAGGTATTGCGATACCAAATGGCAAGACAATGTTTCTTTTCTGTGACGGTACTAACGTCGTAGAAGGCGCTACAAACATCGAATCACTATCTGTTGGTGGGTATACAGTCTCTCTTGCAGGAACTTTGACTACCGCAGCGGCGTTTACAACGGCTGGAGCGAATGCACTCACCTTAACAACTACTGGTGCAACTAACGTAACTTTACCTACAACAGGCACACTAGCTACGCTTGCGGGTACAGAGACCCTTACAAATAAGACTCTGACAGGTCCTACGATCTCGTCACCAACGTTGACGGGTTCTATTTCAGCGACCGATTTAACAATTTCTGGTAACACCACGATTGGTGATGCCGCGACAGATACATTGACTGTTAACAGTACGATCACGTCGAATCTTATTTTTACCGATAATACTTATGATATAGGTGCAACAGGCGCTACACGCCCACGTAATATCTTCTTATCAGGTAATGCCACAGTAGGTGGGGATATTACTCTCGCTGGTGGAATAGACGTTACAGGCGCATTTGGTGTCGATGGTAACTTTGATGTAAATACTAATAAGTTTAACGTCACCGCAGCAACAGGTAATACGACTATTGCAGGGACACTTGGAGTAACAGGTGCAACTACTGCGACTGGTGGTCTTAGCGTCGATACGATCAGCGAAATCACCGCTGCTGGTGGTGTGACTATTGATGGTGTTGTGCTTAAAGATAGTGGAATAACCGCTACCGGCACTATCAAGCTGGATGGCAATTATCCTGACGGCACGGGCAACGTAGCGTTAGGTTTAAACGCTTTAGACGCTGTATCTGGAAACCAAAACACTGCAATAGGTAACAATTCACAGCCTGCGACTACTACTGGGACGTTAAACGTATCGGTGGGCCATCAAGCTCTTCTGGCAAACACTGAGGGGTATCAAAATACTGTAGTTGGCTCTAATGCCATGACAGCAAACACGACCGGCGATGCTCACGTAGCAATAGGCTACCGCGCACTAAGCTCTAACACGACTGCAAATAACAACACCGCAGTAGGTTATGACGCTATGCGCCTTAACGTGACCGGCACCGGAAACGTAGCGGTGGGTTACAACGCTATGGAAAACAATACTGGTTCTAATAATACCGGTGTGGGTTCTAGCGCATTAACCGCAACTACTTCAGGTAGTCAGAATTCAGGCTTCGGTAGCGGTGCATTGTTTAGCAATACGACCGGTGGTGACAACACTGCCATGGGCGTAAACGCACTTCTGGCAAATACTACCGGCTCGAACAACAACGCCTTTGGTCGAGGAGCTTTGGACACCAACACTACCGGCGCAAATAATGTGGCCTTGGGTCGATATGCGTTGCAAGCCAATTCTAGCGGAACTACTAATTTAGCGGCGGGTAATAACGCCCTTTACACCAACTCTACTGGTATAAATAATGTCGCTTTAGGTCACAATGCCCTTAACTTAAATACAACGGCGAATGCAAACATAGCCGTCGGGGTAAATGCTCTAGCCGCTAACACAACGGGTGCTTCCAATATTGGTATCGGGCACGAAGCACTTACTCGAAACACGACCGCCAGTAATAACGTAGCGGTGGGCTATGCTGCTTTAGATCACAATACTACCGGTGGCGACAACACAACCATCGGACACGCGGCGTTGACCACAAACACGACCGGTTCCGATAACACTGGATTAGGAGCCTATGCTTTAGGCGATAATACGACGGGTGATCACAATACTGCGGTTGGACGACAAGCTCTAAAATATAATACAACTGCCTCCAACAACACGGCGGTTGGCTACCACTCTCTACAAGTAAACACATCGGGAGCATCTAACACTGGCGTAGGCTCGGGCGCTCTTGGCGCTAATACTACCGCAGATAACGTTACTGCGGTGGGCTACAGCGCTCTTGCAGCAAATACTACCGGCTCATTTAATACTGGGTTGGGCGACTCCGCTTTATTAGCAAACACGACCGGAAACACCAATACAGCGGTGGGAGGCAGGGCGCTACAAACCAATACGACCGGCGACAGAAGCGTGGCCGTGGGTTTTCAAGCTCTTGCAACTCAAAACCCATCATCCAATGCCGATATGAACAATACAGCCGTGGGTTACAACGCTGGAACGGCAATGACTATCGGCGTAAACAATACCCTAATTGGTGCCATGGCTGGTGACGAAATAGTAACTGCTACTAACAATGTTGCGCTAGGTAAGAGCGCACTCTCTGCGGAAGCTGGAAATGATAATACTGCGGTGGGCGCTGGCGCTTTGGCGGCTAACACTGGAGCAGGTAACATAGCGGTCGGTAAAGACACTATGATTGCCAACACCTCCGGTAGTTATAACACTGCTTTTGGAACCGACGCATTAGAAGCCAATACTACTGCAAGTAACAACTTAGCTATTGGTTGGAGAGCAGCTTTCAGTAACCAGACTAGCTCATACATCACCGCAATTGGTTTTCAAGCGGGTTACAGTATTACCGCATCAGGAAGTCTGGCTATCGGGTATCAGGCGGGATACAACATAACTACGGGGCAAAACGTAGTAATAGGCCGGTATCGACCTGCCTTTTCTATGACAACCGGAAGTCAAAACACCGTTGTCGGCAACGAAGCCATGTATACCACATCAACGGGCGATTACAATACCGCGATGGGGGAGCAAGCGCTTCGGAACGCTGTAACAGCGTCTAATCAAACCGCAGTAGGTTATTTAGCGGGTTATAACGCGCTAGGCTCGAACAACACTGCGCTCGGTTTTGAAGCGTTTAGGTCAGGAGCATCAGCTACGGGGGTAAACAACGTAGCCATCGGGTATCAAGCACTAAGGGCTAACACGACCGGAAACTACAATACATCCGTGGGACTGCAATCCTTGCTAAATGCTACCACTGCGGTAGCTAATACAGCATTGGGCTATCAAGCATTAAAGGATGCTACTGGGTCTAATCTTACCGCCGTAGGTCACCAAGCTGGAATGGGTATTACTAGTGCTAGTGCTGTAACAGCCGTAGGCTATCGCGCACTAACCGCCCATACAACCGGTGGTGGCGCAACCGCCGTGGGGTACAACGCGCTTGCTGCAAACACGACCGGAAATCAGAACACAGCGGTGGGTAATCAGACTCTTTCAGCGGTAGTCACTGGGACCTACAACGTCGGATTGGGGTCCTATGCGGGCTACCAAACAACCGGAAGCAGCAACACCGTAGTGGGCTATCAAGCTCTTTTTGCTTCGGGGTCTGGCAGTAATAACACAATGGTTGGTCGAGCAGCCGGGTATAACAACACGGCTTCTGGTAACGTCTTTTTAGGTTACTACGCCGGTCAAACTACAACTACCGCAGAAAATTCTGTAGCTATTGGTAAACAGGCCATGGATGGTGGTGTAACCACGGGTGATTTCAATATTGCCATCGGTCGTACCACTATGCAAAATGTGACAAGCGGTAGCCAAAACATGGCTATAGGGGTTGATTCCTTACAAGCCCTTACAACGGGGTCTTACAATATAGCAATTGGACCTAGCGCTTTAAGGTCATCTCTTACAACCGGAAGTAGCAATGTTGCAGTAGGCTATCAATCAGGACGAAATACAACCGGAAGCGATAATACTTGGGTAGGCACTGAATCTGGCTACACCTCAACGTCTGGCACTGAAAATGTAGGCTTGGGCAGTAAAGCACTTTATAACAACACGACCGGTTCAGGTAACGTGGCGGTGGGTCGAGAAGCCCTTCTTAACAACAGTACCGGAGTTGAAAATACGGCTGTGGGTAAGTTGGCAATGTCTAGTAATTCCACGGCAAGCCATAACGTTGGTATTGGTCACGACGCTCTGCGCCTTAATTCTACAGGTTCTCAAAATGTCGCAGTGGGTGTAGACGCCGCAAGGTCGAGCACTGGTGCCGAACAAACTGCTATCGGTTACAGAGCGCTATTCGTATCCACCGGAACATCCAACACAGCATTGGGGCGACAAGCATTACAAGACGCTACAACCGGATCGAACAACGTGGCTTTGGGATGTGACGCTTTAGCTAATCAAACCACCCCCAGCGGAAATATTGGCATAGGTAAGAGTGCGGGTGGGGCGCTGACAACCGGAGCGAGCAATGTCGCCATTGGCTTTTTTGCGCTGAACGTCGGAACAACCGCACAAGAATGTACTGCGATTGGCTATCAAGCTCAACGCTACACGACTGGAAACTCAAACACTTCCGTAGGTCGTAGAGCAATGGAGGGTGCCTCAAGTGGTGCCACCGGAACTCAAAACGTAGCTATTGGCGAAAACAGCATGGTCTCGCTAACGTCCGGTAGCTTCAACATTTCTATGGGTAAAAATACCCTAGCTGCCATGACTTCTGGGCAGTACAACACGGCAGTGGGGCATTCGTCAGGATCAAGCATTACGACCGGAAATAACAATACATTGTTTGGCGAGCTAACCGGTGACGCAATCACAAGCGGCATTTTAAATACTGCGATAGGCGGGTCTGCTCTAGGCGCGTGTACAACGGGCCAAGAAAACGTAGCTGTAGGCCAAGGCTCTGGTCAAAGCTTGACAACGCAAGGCCAGTGTACTTTTGTTGGTAGGGATTCTGGAGATGCTTGTACTGGTTCTGGTAATACACTACTTGGCTACAAAACTGGCGCATACCAAGCCAACCTACTTTCAGGAACTGCTAATACTATTGTTGGTGCTTATTGCGATACGACA